CCTGGTCGTAGAAAGCGTCGGCAGTGAACTTTATGAACATGGGGCGGCCTCTTTCTCAAATCGAGCGTAGTACGTTTCATCCCGCTTCCACTCGCCCCAGGCTTGGTCGTTGGGGTAGTTGCTGTCGCCCTGGTGGTTGACGGGAATCTTGCGGGTGGCAATGAGCTTGCAGCCCATCTCATTCATGCGGTGGCTGTTGAGCCAATCTTCCGGGACGGCTTCGGCAATCCATTCGCCGTTGTCGAGTCGCCGCGTCCGGTTGAGGAAATCGAAACACACCTCGTCGGCCCAGGGCTTCGTGATGTCGGCCACCCACAATCCTGTGTTGAGCAAAAGCGGCCCGCCCACATCGTCTGCCGTGAACGTCTCCGGCAAGTCCATTACCTCCGACATAGTTAATCGTCGAGGGTGCCAGATGTCGCCGGTGTAGATCGCGGTGGAAGTTGTACCGTACGGCCCCTTAATCGGAATCACGGTCGAGACTGCATCCGCTTGATGCGCGTCCAGTTCGTCAATGAGCGTATCGAGCCACCACTTCGCCGGAGCGAGGTCGTCGTGAATCTGTGCGTACAGGATTCGCGGGTTTTGTTCCTCCGGCAGTCCTTGCTCGCGATTCTCCGCAATCACCTTGTCTCGAAAGTTCAGTGCCCCACACCACGCCTTGTTGAAGCCGAGTGTGAGTAGCGTGGTGATCGGCTTCGTGAGGGCAGCAACCGTTCGCCGCTGGCAGGGGAAGAGATAGAACGCTTCCGCTGCCGCTTCGTTGATTTGCTGCCCTCGCTTGGCCATTGCCAACACGACTAGCGTATCTCGCTGCATGGGTTAATCCGTGATAGCGGTAAGTGGCGTTGCCTTGCCGTACTTGGCTGGATACAGAATGGCCGTGACTTGATGCGTGGTGTTCGCACTGGTGGCGAGCTTCACCGCGAAACAGTCAAAGCCGTTCGTGATGTCCAAGTCGGTGGCCTTAATCTCAATCACGTTCATCAGCGACTTGGAGTTCGTCGTGTCGGTCGTGAAGGTGTTGGAAGTCACCGCTGTTTCGGCGAGCGCGTCACCAGCGGCGGTGTCGATGTTGGCGTACTGCGTGGCAAACCCCAGAGCCTTGCCGCTACCGTTGGCAACGGTCGTGGCCTGATTGAGCGTGATGGCCGAACCTGTCACGGTCAAACCGTTGAGCGTGTTGATAATCACGCAGCAACGCTCGTAGCCTTTAAGGCTGATGAAATCAGACGTGCTGGTGGAAGCTCCGGCGGGGCCGAACAGCGAAACCACCTTAGCTTGCTCAATGAGCATGGCATTCGGGGAAATCATGGTAACGAGTCCTTATCGGGGTTTTACTGTTTAGCGAGCACCAAGAGTGACGAATGGGCTGTAGGTGGCCGAGCCGTTAGCGGCGGCCATCGTGGTGGACCACCAAGGCATTCCGCCAACACGAAGAACGAATCGGAACGCCGTAGCGTTTTGGTCGAACCATAAATGCATCGAGGTATCGACGCGAGGATTCGCACCGGCCTTCAAGAGCAGCATGTACTGGCTGAAGTCGGCAAAGAAAATATCTCCAACGTCGCCAGCCGTCTTGCAAGCCTGATGAGGAATGACCGGACGGCCAAGCAGCACGCCATAAGGCGAACCCGACAAACCACCAGGAGGGAAGTACAACTGCGAACCCCATCCGCTGACGGTGTTGCCGTCGTTATCGAGGCCAGCCAGTGAAAGCTTCATCATCCAAGGTTCAAGTTCTGGATTGATGAGCCAGACCGCAGTGGAACGCGAAGGAGCGTACATGCGGTTGTACATCTTGATGATGTTATTCGCGATAAGCGAATCAGCGATCTGCGACGACTCTTTCGTCACGGAGACGATGGAAGGACTGGCAGCAATGCCGAGTGGCATTCCATTGCCTGTGCCGTGCAAAATGGCGTCATCGACCTTGTGGGCGATCTTCTGCGGAGCCTTGCGTCGAAGGTAAGAATCCAACGCTGGAGCATCCTCAAGCAGTTCGTCCGTCATTGCCACCAGGGCAGTGATGCGATTGAGCTTCACTGTGCGATCTTGCAGCGATGGCTTGGTTTGCGTCATCGTGGACGCTTCGCCATCCCAGTACGCTTGGATGCCGCCGCTGGTCTGCCAGGGGGTCGTTTCATCCGCTGGGCAAGAGAAGTTATTGCTGCTGGTGCGAATCTGGTCACATCGACCAACAAGCGTATCGCCACCCATCACGGTTTCCATGATGGTGTTTCGGAAGTCCGGCGGGACAGCGAATCCGCCATCCGTGCCGCTGGTTTCGTTGCCGTAGGTCGTGGCGGCCGCCAGGCGTTCCAGTCGAGGATCGACAGACCCGCCGTTCAAGGCAGATCGGCGAACATGGAAGGCCATTTCTCCCAGCGAGTGAAAACCGCCGTTTTTAGCCAAGGTCGGATTTGGGAGAACGCGAACCGATCCGCCCTTGGGTGCTAGACGCTGTGGAGGAGCGTCGTCGTCGGACTGTTGAGTCAACTGGTCAGGCTGTGTCTTTCGGCCACTGCCAGCGGTCAATACTTGCTGTTGCTCGCCCAGAGATTGCAGACGCTCGATATTCGCCTTGGTGTGTTCAAAGGCTTCGAGGTTGCGGTCGAATTGCTCGCCTTCTTCGACCGTGAAGTCACGCTTCTCGGCTTCCGCTTTGGCGGTGAGTGCTTCGTTGTCGGTGAGCAATTCCTGCAATCGCTCTTGCAGTGCGTTGATGTCCATTGTGCGTTGCCTTATTCAGACAGCGCACAAAAAAGGCGCTGCTTGGTTGGTGGTTAGACCAACGGCAGCGCCCTAGTTAACTAAGTGCTAATCCGTTCTTTCGGCCATCGTTCCCGCAAGTAAACTCGCGGCACTTGTGGCCTGATGCTTTAACTATTCAGATTCTTCGTGCCATTACAAGGTGTTTGTACCAAACTTCTATTTCGGCTTGTACTTCACAACGGTCGTTTTGCTGACGTTCAACTGCTTGGCAACCTCACGTACCGTCTCCGACTCACGACGAGATTTAATCTCCTCGCGAAGGTAGAACGGTAATGGTTTGCCACGTTCAGCCATTCTTCAACATCTTGGCGGTTCGTTTCATTTCTGCCAGCAAGTCAGCCTTAGCGGCTGCAATCGGTCGCGGTGTCGGCTCTGGTTGTTCGCCAAACTTGCGATCTAAATATCGCCCCACGTAATCGTTCAAGCGTGCTTCCACCACTCCGCGGTCTTGTCCGTCGAAAACCGAATCAAGCAGCTTCTCGCCCTTCCACAGTTCGGCAAGCGGCATCCCCTCGATCGACAGCAGCCCGTCTACCGCATCGCCGGTGTCCACAATGTCTGAGGCGTGCAGTGCGGTCGGTCGCCAGAGCGGAGGCAGTTCGTTGCCTTCCTCGTCGGTTTCGTACTTGCCTTCCTTGGTCATACGAAACTCTTGGTCAGCTTGCACAACGATGGAAGAACTAAGGGCGTCGGGGTCGCTCTCGGCCAAGTCCATCACGTATTCACCTAGAGGCTTGCCTCCCTGCGGTGGCGTTTCGAGTGCCGTCTTGTCGAAGTACAAATCACCACGGATCGCATTGACTCGCTTGCCGGTTCGCTCGTCCGTCGCCTTGTCCATGTAGAGATTCTTCGCACGGCCCAGGAACTTGCCGAGGCCGTCGTTGGACATATCGGGATGCGTGAAGCGTGACTTCAAGCCGCCCTCTTTGGCGTTGCCGAGTTTCACCAGCGTCATTAGCGCTTGCGTGTCGAATTCGCCCCGCCCGTCGCTCTTGAATGGTCCCTCCTGGGCGATGACGTAGCCCCGCAAGACTTTCTTCTCACGATCCACACCTACGGACTTGCCGGTAATGGTGGCACGCAGCCAGTCGGGGGTTTCTTTCATGGTTGGCATGGTTCGGTTTCCTTTCTGAATGTAACGCAGTAGCCATCACCACGAAGGTATGACCAGTGCGTGCTGACCGACTCAAAGTGATAGCCGTCGTGCGGTTTGCTTAGTATCTCGACGACTTCCGCGACGGTTGTAGCGTAGTAGTAAGTTGCACTGGCGTCGTTGATGGTAGTCGTTATCATTGCCTTGCGTCCTATGCTGCCGTTGCAGCTAAAGCAGCTACAACTGAATTTCGTAATCGGGTCGATTCTTCCTCGCTGGTGCTGCTGCCCGCCTCATCTTCGAGGTGCGTATTGAGCCAGGCCAATACCGCCGCATTTACAACCGTTTGAGCCCCGTTTCCGTGTAGTTCTGCGAGCATTTGCACGCCAGCCGTGAGGTTTTTCAGGCAGTATTCGCGGTGCTTTACCACCCACTTTAGAAGGTCGTCGCCGGTTAAATGTTGGTTCGCCTTCTCCCTTGCAAGAATGCGACGGCAAGCATCTTCTAGGACTGCCAGGCACGCCGATTCCAGTCGCGACATGGATTCCTTCTGCGGCTCTGACTTCTCTTCCGTCTCGGCTTCCGGTTCGATTGTCGGCGGTGCCTTCGCTGGTGGCGGAACCTTGCCAGCATCTTCCAAGAGCTGCATGTTGAGCGGCACGAATCGCTTGTCGCCGTCGGGTCCAATGCCTGGCAGTCCGAGGTAACGCAAACCGTCGTTAATCGAGTACAGGCCACGGTCAACCATGTCTTTTACGTGAGCAGTGCGGGCTGCGGTGTCTCCGCGGATTCGCTCTCCCATGTCGATGACGGTAATCAGCTTACCCTGATTGTTGCGACCAAAGAGCTTCACATCGGCTTCTCCCTCGCCGCGTTCCGCCCACGGTCGCAAGGTATCGTTAACAAATTCGATGTCCTGGTGCTCGATGTTGTTATTGGTCGAACGGCTTAGGTCCGCGATCTTGTGCGGTGGCACTCGGAAGATACGGCAAATCATGGCGGGGGTAAGCTGCATTTGCTCAATAAGCTGCACCTCTTCCGGTGGCAGTCCGGTTTGTTGCCATTTCAGATCTTCTTCCAGGATGGCCACACGTCGCCGATTCACTGAACCCTGATGGCGTGCTTCCCATGATTTTTGCAGATTCTCCCTTGCCGGTTCGGATAGCTGCTTAGGCGTCGTGAGAATGCCGCCAGGAGTAGAATCGTTGCCGTTAAAGGACGCCGCCGTCTCTTCCTGGGCAATGGCCAGCCCGATCGTGCGCGCGTGCATCCGAATCACTGACCAACCCATCAACCCATCAGGAGACGGCCCCATGAGGTGAAACATATCGTTCTGGTAAAGGTAGCTCGGAGAATCGTTATGGTTGTCAACCTCGTACACTAGCCGCCCGTACTCATCCCGTCTCATTTGGACGCGACTGGGGTGGATTTGCCACAGAGCCACAGGTTTTCCGGCGACGTTTCGTTCGATTTCAGCGAAGCCATTGCCCCAGCCAAGCGCCCATGCCCACAGTGTTTCACGAAAGGCAAAGGAGCGTGTCTCAGGATTTGAGTCGATGTCCAATATCCAGTTCAGTTCGTGGTCTGGTAGCAGGTCATGCGTGCCATCGTGGAGCTTGCGGGCCACTCGCCACGGCATACCCGCCAGCGTTTCCGAGATAACGCGAATGCACGCCCAGACTGCCGATTGCGTGAGTGCCGTGTCTTCATTGACACGCACGCCAGCCGATGAGCGAACAAAGATGAACTGCGGGGCACGGTCTACATCAGCAGGGGAAGTCTGCGGAGCGAGCGACTGTTTCTTCCGAGGCTTTCGAGTTTGCTTAGGTGCTGCCATGCTTAATAATCCTCATCGTCGTCTAGCCAATTAGGTGCGGTTGGCGGCGACTCGCTCACGCCAAGGCTTAAAACGCCGCGTTTCTCATATACTGACGGTCGGTCGATGTTCGCAATCGTCCCAGCGAACGCCATTAACACCGCTACCATCCCGTCGATCTTGTGCAACTTGTTGCCCTTGTCCGGCATCCATTCATCTTTGGCGTTGCGATTCACAGTCAAGTTGCCGGCCTGCCAGCCAAGGATTGGTTCGTTGCCGTGCCAAATGTTGCCAGCGTGCAATTCTCGCGTGAAGGTGCGGACGGGTTCGTTGTAGCTGCGGTGCGATTGGATGAACTTGTAGATTTCGAGGCCGTGTTCCTCTTGGAGTCGCTGGGCAATGACCGAAGCAAAGTTGGGATCGTATGCCCAGTTGCGAATGGCGTATTGATTCGACCACGCCACCGCTGTGCGTTCGACAACAGAAAAATCCACTTGGTCGCCGTCGTGAACTTCTAACAGTCCGTCGCGAATCCACGAGCGAAACGGTTCCTGCGCGACCGGGAACGTGCCATCCTTGCAACACCACGCCTTGGCAATGACTTCCCAATGGTCAATGGCTCGACCTTCGTCCGTCTCGCGGTAGAAGGGGAACGCAGCTCCGATTGCACACCAGTCGTCGGAGCGTCCGAGGTCGAATCCGCCAAAGCCTTCCGAGCCTTGCTTGATGGTTAATGGCTGGCTGCCCTTCTTCCACATCTCAGATGAAATAGCACGCTCACTCGAACCCACCTTGACATTGCAGTGGTAGCGTAGGAATTGGTTCGTCGTCGTTGGCTTGTGCTTCGCTTCGTTGGCTTGCGTGCGGAGATATTCCGGCTTGACGCTAACGCCGTAGTTGGGGTTCGCCTTGGGCCAGACTTTCTCGTCGAACGGGTCGTCGCCGTCGTCGATGCGTGCCACAAATGCGAACGCTGTATCGTCGATGATGTTGCCGTCGATCACCGATTCCAGCACCTTGACCGCGAATTCGTCCTCTTCCAGCCAGAGTTGGGATTTGTCGTCTCCGGCGGTGGTGATAATCGCCATGAGCGGTTGTCGGCGCGAACCACTGCCGGTGTTCATCGTTTCGTGGAACGGCCGATGATGCTCTCGCCAGGCGTGCAATTCGTCCAACACGATGCAATGCGGGTTGAGTCCGTCGAACGGCTTATCGCTACCAAGGGGACGAAACAGAGAATGCTTATCCTCCCAGCTAATTCGCTGCGGAGCCGACGCTCGCACTGTCGCCCGCTTCCTTAACGCCGGAGACGCTTGCACCATGCGAACCGCCTCACGATGAAGAATCTTGGCTTGGTCCTCTTTAGTCGCAGCACAATACACCTCCGCTCCCGGCTCGAAAGGCTCGTCTGCGAACATGCACAGCAGCGCGAGCCCAGAACACAGGGTTGTCTTGCCATTCTTTCTCGCGAACGTCAGATACGCCTTGCGAAACCGACGCAAGCCCGTTTGAATGTTTCGCCAGCCGAACAAGCACCAGATGATGAACTTCTGGAACGGGGCAAGCTCGAATCGCTCGCCATCCCATTCGCCGATCGAGTGACGGCAGCACTTAGGAAAGAACAGCACCGCCCTGGTCGCAATATCCTTGTCGAACTTCCAGCCGCGAGAATGAGCGTGCTCAAGATCTTGGACGTGACGCTGAACCGCTAAGAGTACGAGTCGGCCCACAACGATCTCCCCGGAGAGAACGCCGTCGATGTAATCTTGAACGTCGTGTTGTGGGTTTGCGTGCGCGATCATCCTACAGCCTTAAAGTTCCTCACTTGGTCAAGCTCGTCCTCTTCCTCTTCCGGTTCAGGCTTGCCTCTCAATCGGGCATCGGCGGCTGGGGTCAAGCCAAGTTCTTTCTCGTACGCGAGCATCAATCGCTTCGCCGTGTTCAGTTGCTTGACCTGCGGACGGAGATATTCGATTCCGTTGTGGCCGCAAGTCGTTTGTCCGTGCTCGTCAATGTCTTTTTCGAGTGCCGCCATTTCGTCAGCGAGCTTGCAAGCCTGGGTCAGCGTGTGAACATGCAGGACCGTGAGCGATTGGGCGAGCAGTTTCCAAAGCTTCTTTCCGGCGGTCCCGATTTTCGCGGGACACTGCGGAAGTTTGCCCGACACGCCGTGAGTTTTTGCCGACTTCGATATTGGCCCGCGTTTTCCTGACATGCCTCGTACCCCTAAAGTCAATACTCGCCTGAATTTATGCAAGGCTGCCGCGCGGTCATGGTGGGGGGGGTGTACAGAAATATATCCCCCCCCGCCTGGGCTATGTAGTCACCTTGACCTCACCACCCGTCGTCACTTTGATTCACTCGCCTCGTGCCGTCCTCGCGTCGTGGTGCGGCCCACAAAGCCCCACCACATTCGCCTCATCCAATCGCTTGGCTGGATCGTGCTTGATCTTCACGAGGTGATGCACCTCAATAGCAGGCTCGACAATCCCTTCGCCTTCGCAGTCCTCGCACAGCGGATGCTCACTCAAGTATCGCGCCCTGAACCGTTGCCAGTCCCATCCGT